CTTCGATACTACCAAAGAGATGCAATAGACTCCTTGCATCATTGGTTTAAAACAAAACCAACAAGTGACCATGCATTAATTGCATTACCTACTGCTGCTGGAAAGACCATTATCTTTTCTCATTTTATTAAAGAAGTTTTAGCCAAAGAACCTAAGGCCAGGTTTATTGTAATGGCTCATAGAAAAGAACTTGTATCCCAAGCTGAAAGCAAACTAAAGATGGTTTGGCCCGATGCCCCGGTGGGCGTATTAGCTGCTGGCATGAAACGCTTTCAACACAACGCTCAGATCCTTGTCGCTAGTCGCGATACCTTGGCGTCTCCCAAGAGATTAGAAAAGGTTGGTAAGTTTGACTACATGATCATTGATGAAGCACACAACGTGCCACCCACATCACACACCAGGTATCAAAAGATTATTACTGAGCTATCTGCTCGTGGCGATATGAAGGTTATGGGTTGTACTGCCACACCTTATCGCATGGGTCAAGGATATATTTATGGCAATCGCAAAGATCATTTCTTTAAAGACATTGCTTATTCTGTATCTATTCCTGAGTTAATTAGAGAAGGTTATCTGTGTAGGCTGTCAGCTTATGCTGTGAATGATAAGGCCATCATTGATGCAAGCTCGGTCAGTGTTAAGTTTAAGAATGGAGACTTCCGGGAAAAAGAATTAGAGCAAGTAGCCATGGTTGATGAAACCATAATAGAAGTTGTAAGTGATTGGATTGATAACGCTTACACCAAAGGCAGAACTGCCACAGTATTCTTTTGTGTATCAGTGCTTCATGCCCAGAAGATGACTCAGTATCTAATACAGTATGGCATTAAAGCTGCTGTGGTGACTGGTGAGACGCCCAATTCAGAAAGAGATAAGATACTTGCAGACTTTGAGTCTGGCAAGATCCACGCCCTATGTAATGTTGGCGTCCTAACTGAAGGCTGGGACGCTCCGAGAACGGATTGTATAGCATTACTTAGGCCAACACAAAGCATTGGTTTGTATGTCCAAATGTGTGGTCGAGGCATGAGAATCCATGGAGATAAAGACAATTGCCTGCTGTTAGATTACGGTGAAAATGTTGCACGCCATGGATGTTTAGACGAGGTAACTCCTGAAGAAAATGTAATGGGGAGATACCATCCTAAAATTTGTGCTTCTTGCAATGCTATTAACTCACCCTCCGCCAAAGAATGTATTGAGTGTGGCGAGGCGTTTGAATCTAGCCAAAGCAAAACTTTGTGGACTAAAAAAGAATGAGAGGTAGCTAGAAGAACTAAGGCAGAGAAGCAAGCTGTCTTATCGGATGAGAAAGCTAAGTCTAAACCTGTGATGAAACCCATCACAGATATTTATGCATCTGTGGTTAAATCTAAAAACGGCAGTGAGTATTGCCAGGTTGTCTTTACCATTAAAGACGAATTCTTTACTCGCAAGATGCCGTTAATGTTTGGGCATCCAACTGCACACAACATGGCTGTGCGTAAGTGGAACAAAATCACTACAGCATGGGGCTCGCCAAAGCAACCCTGGATGGCAGCAGAACTGATAAACAACGGAGCCTTTGATACAATATCTGAAATTGCTTTACAAAAACAAGGCAAGTATGAGAACGTTGTTGGCATTAAAACCAAACAAAACGAGGAGATAGTTCTATGACGAATATACACGAGTTATTGGATGAGGTTGAGTTACAGGAAAAGCAACACCAGAGATTCTATTTAGGGATCAGTGGCATTGGTAATCCTAACCAGCGTTTAGTTTGGATGCGTTATCGCTGGCTTATGCCAAACGATTTCGAGCCTAGAGTTCTGCGCTTGTTAGACCTTGGCAATGTGGTAGAAGATTACTTGATCAAGAAGCTCAGAAAGATACCTGGGGCTTCCATATATGACGTTGACTCCAATGGAAAACAATTTGAGACTGAAGCATTGGGTGGACATGTTAAGGGCCACATCGATGGCGTAGGACGTAACTTCCCCGGCATGGATAAAGAGAATCCATACCTTCTAGAATTCAAAACAGCCAACGATAATCGCTTTAAAAATCTACAAAAGCTAAACAGTTATTGTGAATGGTCGGATGAATATGCTGCCCAGTTACATTTGTACATGGGCCTATTTAATTTCAAGCATGCTATAGCTATTGTTTATAATAAAAATAACTCAGACTTATATACCGAAGTAGTTGAGTATGATAAAATCCTGTTCGATTCTTTGATGGATAAGGCTAAAGATATTCTTTCGAGAGAAGATCCACCAGAAAATTATATACCAGAGACTGACTATCGTATTCGTAGTTTTATGACTGCGAAACAACAGGCTTCTTATTTGGGGAGAGCATTGCCAGACAACATTCATTGTCGCTCGTGTCGATTTGCAAAGATTGATATGAAGAAGGGAGACGCGCATTGGCATTGTGATCAACATGATAAAAAAATCAGTACGGACCGACAGCTTAAAGGCTGTAGCCGTCATAACTATATCCCGGAGTTAATACCTGCGGTGATGATTGAAAGGGACAAAGATGTCGTGGTGTATGAAAAAGATGGGTTTAGATTTGTTAATGTTTCAGAGGATAAAAGCTCAACAGACAGTAACTTTTATTCCAGCAAAGAATTAATTCAAGTAGTAAACGCTGGGTTTCCTACAGAACTGTTAGAAAAAACTGACAACATTAAAAGATTATTAAATGGCACATTACTTCAAATCAAACCATGGGTGGAAACCGGAGTACCCTTTTAAGCTTTGGGTTTTTTTATTACAAGTATTTCTGTGCCTGGGTACAGCGCCTCTACTAGTTTCTTTTTCAATCTAAACATGGGGGTCTCGATCCCCTTGGTGTCTTCTACTATCATAGCCCCTTCGCTGTTCTTGTATCTGAAGTCAGCTTTGTAAAGACAAACTTTTTTATCGTTGACCACACAGGGGAAAGGTGGGTGGGTCTCTATGTCAGAGATAAGGCCCAACGCTTCTAGTTCTTTTAAATGATTGTACCGGGCGCCTTCTAACTTGCTGTCAAAAGTAATGCCATCAATCGTAACTTTCTTTGCGTTGTATTTGTTGAACAAACTATTGTCCGGTTAATATTTTTCTCTCTTCTTCTTCTCTAAGAATTCTTGACGCTCTGTCTCTTGATTGTCTTTCTATTGGATTAATAAACCTACCTTTAAGATCTTGGCGAAGTCCTCTTGCTGCTGCGTCAAATGTTTCTTTGGTAACGCCAACAGTTCCTTGATCTCTAGATGCTTGAAGCAACCCTGGATTTATTTCAATTGGTTTAAATATTCCTCTCATAACATCCTTATAATTAGCAACTTTTGCTTCTTTTAATTGTTGTTCAATAACGCTATTTGATACACCTAAAATTCTTGCGTCCTCTATGGCTGTATATAAATCTCTTAAAGACCTAAATCTACTTTCGTTTTGATTCATATAACCTTGTAATATTTGTTGTGCACTTTGTGGATCATTGCTTCTAAGTAATCTATTAAATTGATTACTTGCATCTCTAATAGCATCGTTAGCTTCAAATCCTCGGTACTTTAAACCTTTTATTACTTGAGGTTTTACAACCTTTAGCCCAGTAAATGCTTGCACCATAGTTTCTGCTACATCAATGTCTCTTCCCATTCTATCTGTTAATTTTTGATCCTCTCCCTTGTCATTTAACCTTCCAACAATAGCTCTTGGAAAATTTTTCGTTGATCCTGTTGGTGGGCTAAATTCTAATCCAGCAAATTTTAATTTTTTAGCAGCTATATCAGCTTCTAATTTATAAGGACTAATCGTTGGTAGGCTGGTATCCAAAACATGATACAAGCCTTTAGCTAATTTATCTCCAGAAGTGTCTGAGACTCCCCATATTTTTTTACCAGTTGTTGTTTTTCCATTGTATGCATCGGATATGGCTTGAGCTGAAAAAGCTGGTTCAACAAAAGGTGATGTTAACTCTCCTAGGCCTCCCATTGCTGAACTAAAAAATATTTCGTTTAAAGACTCTTCATTTCTATTGCCTCTAGCAACTTCTTGAAAAACTCTTTCAACTGGCCTTCTTAAATAATCATATGGATTCATATAACTAAAATTAATAAATTGAGTGGGGTTTCCATTTTTATCAGAAGCTATGGGAATAAGAGTTGCTGTTTTTTCCCAAGGTGCACCAGAAGATCTTTTGTATGCTTCCATTTTTTCTTTAGTAACACCAGTGAGTGCTGATCCAAGCGCAACTAATCCAGTACCCATCATGCCACCAGTTGTTACTGCGCCAGTTAATCTTCTCATTCCTATTTTTTGCATTTCTGCATTTTCACTGGCCAATTCTGCAATACCTCTTGACACAGCATTTGATGTATTTCTAATAATTTCAGATGGGAAGGCAACAAAGTTACCAAGTGGAGATTTTCTAATAACCTCTGAAACAAATGGAACAATTCTTTGATAATTTTGAATTGTATTAGCTGCTACTTCTGCGGACTCACCTCTTACAAATTTTTCCAAACCTTCTTCCCCATATTTATTTAAAATATCTTGAGGTCTTATCTTTGCAGACCCAACGCCAGGTTCTATTAAATCAGAAAATCTAACAAGGCTTTTTGAGGAGCCCACTGGAACAAAATCATTTGGATTTCTTTTTAAAGCTTGCATCAATCTAGCTTTTTCATTTAAGTATCCAAAGACTCTTCCTGCGTCATCAGTCATTCCGTATGCTTTTTCAGCCAACCTCATCCCAGTAGCA